TGGTGAAGGTGGTCAAGCACCGGGTCGGCAGGGGCTACCCGTTCTTCGTGCTGCCCAGCGAGGAGGCTGAGCAGTTCATCCGCGAGTGCCCGCGTGGCACCTACAAGGCCTCGCACAGCGCCATGGTCTGCCCGCCTGAGCCATGGCCTGGGCTGTATGGCGGCGGCGTGCTGGGCAACCAGGAGTGCCTGATCCGGGTGCCGATCCAGGACAACGAGGAGAAAGACAGCAGCGCCATCGAGCACTACCGCCGGGCTGACCTGTCGGCCTTTGTCAGTGCGGTCAACCACCTGCAGGCCACGCCCCTGGTGGTGGACGGGGAGATGGTGGAGCTGCAGCGCACGGCCTGGGAGAACGGCATCGAGGGGCTGTACCCCTGCCGCAGGGCGCCCATGGAGGTGCCAGAGCGGTTGGGCAATGAACCCACCGCAGAGGAGCTGCGGGCCCGCAACCGGCTGGCGGCCATGGCCCACCGGGACAGGGAGCAGAACAGGACCAGGCGAATCAAGATCGAGCGGGCACTGCAATCAGCCGAGGAGCTGGCAGGCCGCACCGTCTGGCAGGCCTATCACGCTGACCACAGGGGCCGCATTTACAGCGGGAACAAGTACGTCACCCATCAGGGGCCCGACTACGAAAAGGCGCTGCTGTCGTTTAAGCAGCAGGCCCCGGCCACTGACGAGGGCATTGACTGGATTTTCAAGGCCGCGGCCGGCCACTACGGGCTCAGCCGCAGCTACTGGAGTGAGCGCCTGCGCTGGGGGCAGCAGCACAAGGACCAGATGCTGGCCGCTGCGGCTGACCCGCTGGGGCGGCTGGAGCTATGGCGCTCGGCCAAGGACCCCTGGCAGTTCCTGCAGATGTGCAAGGGCCTGCAGCAGGCTCTGGAAACAGGCGCCACCGGTGTGCCGATCCGGTTTGACCAGACCACCAGCGGCTGCGGGATCCTGGCCACGCTGGTGCGGGACGCCAAGGTCGGCCGACTGTGCAACCTGTTCGGCACAACCCCTCGGGACCTGTACTCAGTCATCGCCGAGCAGGTGGTCCGGCGCCTGACCGTCGACTTGGAGATGGGGGACGAGCGCAGCAAGGCCCTGGCGGAGCTCTGGCTGGGCCGCGGCATTGACCGTGGCCTGGTCAAGGGGCCAATCCTGGCCACGCCCTACGGCGGCTCCTACATGAGCCTCTGCGACAGCCTGGTGGACGCGCTCGATGAGCATCTGGGCTATGTCCCGCTGGACGAGTTCGCCTTCCGGGTGGCCATTCCAGCCAAGTACCTGGCCAGCCACCTATGGGCTGAGCTGAAGGCGGTGGTGCAGCCCTGCATCGAGGTCAAGACCTGGCTCAAGAAGTCCTGCCGGCTGGTGATGAGCGCTGGGCACCCGTTTGAGTGGACCACGCCCATGGGCTGGCCGATGCGGCTGGCTGACAGGGAGCCCACCAAGCGAAAGGTGCAGACCCTGATGTTCGGGCGAAAGATCAGCCTGACCATTCAGGACCAGCCCGTCGACTCCCCGCTGTCCGCCACGCAGGCCAACAAGGGCATCGGGGCCAACTTCGTGCATGCCTTTGACGCTGCGTTGTGCCAGCAGGTCATCTACAGGGCCGGGGAGCTCGGCATGCCATTGCTGACAAACCACGACTGCTTTGCGACTCATACGAACGACGCGACGGTCCTTCATACGATGTTGCACAGCGCCTTCCGGGACATGCACAGAACCAACTGGCTGCAGGTCGCTCGGGAGGAAATCCAAATGAATACTGGGGTCTCACTCTCAGATCCGCCTTATATCGGGACCCTGCAACCAGGACTGCTGGGTACAAATCCATACCTGTACTCATGAGACTCCCGTACGACCTCTACACCCCCGTGGAATACGAGGTAATTTCTGTGGGCCCCATGACCACGACCAGATGCCCAAGCTGCTCGTTACCCCTCTGGCGGAGTGCCGCTGGTTCAAGCTCCTAGGCGAAGCCCGGGAAAACAAGTTCGACCCCAGCAAGCCGCCCACTTGGAGCGTTGAGCTGGTCCTCGATAACGACAACAAGACCCACATGGCGTGGATCGAGGAGATGGAGCTCATGTACAAGGAGTTCCACGGCGAAACCAAAAAGTCCAATAACTGGTTCCCCGCCAAGCCTGATCCAGACTCACCGCGTTCACGCACCGTGGTCAGCTTCAAGCTGCCAATGTGGACCCGCAAAGACGGCACCGTCAGCGAGGGCCCCTCTGTTTTTGATGCCGCCCGCAATCCATGGGACGCCAAGCGCCTAGTGGGCAACGGGTCCAAGGTGATCATCGGCTTTGACATCTACGCCTGGCCCAGCCGCGGCACAGGTGCCGGCCTGACGTTTCAGCCCAAGCAGGCCCAGGTGGTCGACCTTGTGGAGTACGTCAGCGAGGAGAAGAAATCGGAGTGCGTCTTTGAATCCGTGCCCGGTGGCTTCGTGGACGACAGCTGCGTGTTCAATGCAGTCGATTGACATGCACCTGCCGCTGGCGCCTAAGTCCAAGGCTCGCCCGCGCACATACATGGGCCAGGCCAGGCCCTACATGGAAGCGGCTTACAAGGACTGGATCAAAAAAGCCAGGGCCTTGATGGGAGAGCACTGGACCCTGCCTCCCCTCGATCACATCAACTGCTTGGTTGTCACCTTCTACGGGCCAGCCCGTGGCGACCTCGACAACAGGCTTGGCGCCCTGCTCGATGCAGGCAATGGCCTCATCTGGGCGGACGACAACGTGAAGGTGATCGGGACGGTCGCAATGAAGTGGCGCAAAAGCTCACTTAAAGACGCACACATCAACTTCACCGTCATTTGGCAATGATCAAATGCCCTCACTGCGGATCGGTCGATTCCACCGTTTCGTACACCTACAACAAGCCGGAGTATGTCCTGCGGCACCGTCGATGCCGGGGCTGCGGTGCCGACTATCACACCCATGAAGTCCTCGCCGTTAATGCTGGAAAGTCCCGTGGCTTCATCCTTGATCTCCCGCTTCAGCAAGGAGTCGAGGAATGAATCTCGGTTTATTGGCCATGGGGCTTGCTCTTGCGGCAGCAGTGACGGCCTTGCGATCTACACCGACCACACCTACTGCTTCGTCTGCAACACCTACACCAAAACCACGGAAGAAGTCCGACCCACCCGATCGGACCCTATTCCGCCAATGACCACGCTCACCATTGAGGCGTGGACGGATCAGTCCTACAGGGGGCTGTCCAAGCGGGTGCTGGAGCAGTACGGGATCATGCGCACGGCAGATGGCGTGGTCTTTCAGTACCGGGATGCTGCGGGCAAGGTCATTGCCCAGAAGTTCCGCTCGGATGACAAGCGCATCAGCTGGAAGGGTGACGCCAAAAACGTGGTCGGCTTCGGCCATCACCTGGCTAACCCCAGCCATCACGACGCGATTGCCATTTGCGAGGGGGAGTTTGATGCGCCTTCGATTTACGCCGCCAGCAACGGCAAGGTCGTTGGCATCTCTGTTCCCAACGGTGCGCAGTCAGCTGCTGCCTGGGTGCGCAAGCACCTCGACCAGTTCAACCAGTTCAAGATCGTCTACATCGCCACCGATAACGACGAGCCAGGCGAGGCCGCGGCCAGCGCCCTGGTGGAGCTGTTTGAGGCTGGGCAGGTGCGTCGCGTGGTGTTCCCCTGCAAGGACGCCAACGATTGCCTACAGGAGCTCGGCGGGCAGGCCGTCAAGGAATCCATCTACGCCGCAAAGCAGCTGCGGCCTGATGGCATCAAGCCAGCATCAGCCTACGAAGGCATCGTCCTCAAGCCGGCGCAGCGCACAGCGCTCAACTGTGCGTTCACCTGGTGGAACCAGAAGACACCGTTCTACGACAACCAGTTGATCGTGCTGATCGCTGGCTCAGGCATTGGCAAGACCACCTTTGCCCGGGCGCTGGCGCTCCACGACATGGAGAACGGAATCAAGGTCGGCTGGATTGGCCTTGAGGAAACAGCGGAGGAGGCGATCTTTCGCTTCGTCGGCATGGCAGCAGGCCTCCAGCTGCACGCCCGGCAGTCCTACGCAGGCCTGACGGATCAGCAGCTGCAGCACATTGCGCAGGCCGACAAGTTCGTCACCGGCTCCGGGATGCTTGAGCTGTTCGATCACTTCGGCTCGCTCGACGAGAACGTGATCTTGCAGCGAATGAACTACATGGTTCGCTCGCTGGGATGCCAGCACATCTACCTCGATCACCTGACGATCATTGGCTCCGGCCTGGCGCAGGACGTTCGGCAGCTGGATGCGCTGATTACCAAGATTCGTTCCTTCATTGCGGCCACCAAATGCACGGTGTTCGCCATCAGCCACCTAAACCGCGGCAGCAGCCAGGTGAAGAACATGGAAGACGGAGGTGTCCCTGAGCTGCATGACATCAGGGGTTCACATTCCGTGGTTCAACTGGCAGACACCATCTGGGCCCTGGGCCGCAAACGCGGCACGCAGCTGACCCACTCCTACTGCCTCAAAAACAGGATGCTCGGCCGATGTGGCTATGCAGGCTCTTTCGTCTTCGACGAGGAAACACAAGCGCTGGAACAGAAATGGGAAGACCAGGTACTGAGCTGATCAGCTGGAAGCAGCTAGGCAAGGGCCAGGCAGTCCACTTCTACACAGCGGACGGATGGAGAAAGGGCCACGTCTCCTACGTCAACACCAACTCCGCCACGGTCCTTTGGGATCAGGGCTCTACCCAACGGAACACCAATGTCTACGACCTCCGAAACATTCGACTCAACGACGCCGGATCGAAGCGATCGGCAGCTTGACCTCTCGCTTGGCGTGATCAAGCGGCTGCTGGAGTTTGCCTATGCCCACTACAACGACGCCTACAAGCACGATGCCAAGCACTTGGTCACCTACTGGGACGGCTACATCCGCGCCTGCCAGCACATCCTTGAAGCGGAGAAGGAGTAATGAGTTGGATGGTCCCCGGCCGCCTGCCTCAAGAAGGTCCTGAGCCAATCCTCGGAGCTGGGGTCAGCCGCCCGCATGAGCACGAAAAGACCAAGCCATTCCGGCTTGAAGTCAAACGCCCTGGCACGCAGCCCATGCGCGTGACAATCCCCGCCGCCACCAGGGCAAAGGCAGTCCGGTACTGCAAAAACCGCTGGCCCGACGCAACCGTCACACCAATCAAATGACCCTGCTCAACAACCTGACCGACCTCTACTGGAGCCTGGGTGAGTACAGCATTGACGATCGCCGGCGGATGAAAGCCGTTGTGCATGAGATCAGCTCGATCATCCGCACCTGGGCGCCAGACCCAGGGCAAGCACGCATCTGCCACCTGGCCATCAACGAGATCGCCGATCGTCTGTTGCTTGAGGTGGAAGACCCGCAGCGCAAGGTCGATGAGAGCTGACCTGCCCTGCCCTAAGTGCGGCAGCCACAGCGTCACCGTTGTTCTTACCAAGACCGCCAGGCGCGGCTTCCGCATCCGCCGCAGGCACTGCCTGACCTGCAGCCACCGCTATTACACCGCTCAACCGCCAGAGCACGTCATCGCTGGCACGAGCCCTTCCTTTCACCCCCTCTACCCCTGGTACGCCCCATGCGAATCATCGTCGACGCGGAAACCTTCTTGTTCCGCTGCATAGCAGGAGCCGAATACGAGACCGAATGGGCCCCCGACAAGTGGACCTATGAGGTTGACCTGTCTCAGGCCAAGGACGCCTTTGACCAGGAGATTGCTCGCATTGAAGACATCATTCCGCAGACGCCGGTGATCCTTGCCTTTGGGGACATCAGCAACTTCCGCTACGCCGTCTACCCCCAGTACAAGGCCAACCGCCGCAAGCAACGCCGCCCTGCTGGGTTTGCCGCTTTGAAGGACTGGGCCCGCAAGACCTGGGTATCCCATTCCTTTCCTGGCATTGAGGGCGATGACGTGGTTGGGATCATGGCCAGCGGCCGCGACATCATCGTCAGCCGGGACAAGGATCTCAAGACCATTGCTGGGATGCACCTCACCGGCGACGAGCTGGAGACCATCAGCCAGCAGCAGGCCGACATGGCTTTCTTCACCCAGGTGCTGACGGGCGACACCACTGACGGCTACCCCGGCTGCCCCAAGGTCGGCCCAAAGAAAGCTGCGCAAATCCTGGACGGCTGCAAGGACGAAAAGCAGTTCTGGACTGCGGTTGTCATTGCCTACGAGGACAACGGCAGCAACGCTGAAACCGCACTGCAGATGGCCCGCTGCGCTCGCATCCTTCGCCGCGGTGAATACGACGAGCAGAAGGAGAGGCCAGTGTTGTGGGAGCCCCCTACCTTGTAAGTGATACGGGGGCGTAATGAAGCTCACCACTCAAGGCTTTGCCAACTTCTTCGCCTACTACCAAGGCGAACCCACGCAGAAGCGCGGCGTAGAGCTCCTCTACCTGACGCTGGCCTCCAAGTGCCCCGAGCTCCTGGAGGACGACGCCGACTGGATCGAGACCTATCGGCAGAAGCCTGTCTTCACGGTGGGTAACCCGCTGCCCGTGGAATACATGAGCCAGCTGGACAACGGCCCTGAAGGCTGGCGGCAATGCCAGACCAGCAGCATCGCCATGTGCCTCCGCTACCTGGGGGCTCGCATCCCAGCCACCGGCCAGCGCCTGGATGACGACCTCAAGTACCTGCCGTTCGTCAAAAAGCACGGCGACACCACCTCAGCTGTTGCCCACCAGCAGGCACTGACCGAACTGGGTGCGCGCCACCGATTCAGGACCAACCTGCACAAGCAGGACCTGATCCGGGAGATCGACAAGGGCTATCCGGTGGCCATTGGCGTGCTGCACCACGGCCCCGTGTCGGCCCCCAAGGGCGGCGGGCACTACATCGTGCTGCGCGGGTACACCGAGACCCACGCCCTGGTGCATGACCCCTACGGCTCCATTGATCTGGTCAATGGCGGCTGGGCCAAGACGGGCACAGGCACCGGCAAGAACGAGCAGTACAGCTGGAAAAACCTGCTGCCCCGTTGGGACATCGACGGCGGTGGCTGGGGCTGGACGTTTAGCTGATGAAACGCGACACCCTCCGCCTACCTGGCGCCATGTCCGTTGAAACCGGCAGGGACTGGAACGGACGTTTTTACATCGCCTATGGAAAGCAGGCCAGTGTGTTCGTGCGTTGTCCGAAAGAGCTCCGCAAGTTCCTCAAGCTCTCCCTCAGCACCGCCAGCAGGGCTGCGCTCGACAGCTGGCTGGAGTCCCTGCAGGCAACTGAAGCCGAGGCCTCAGACGTGGCTGCGTGACGCCTGCCAGGCCTCACCCAGGTTCTCTGCTGCCTCCTTGGCAAACCAGCGGGCAATGGCTGTCTGTTGATGCCAGAGCGTGTTCAGCAGCAGCGCTGCATCCATCAGCCCGTCTAGGTCATCGTCGTCATACAGCTCCTGCAGCGTCCGCTTGATGGCTTCCTGGCGGAACTCCAGCTCCTGGCTGACGATGAAAGGCTCCACGCCTACCTCTTGGCCAAGGGCCCGACGATCCCTGCGAGGATCTCGACCACTCGGTACAGCTTCACCACCACGCGCCGGGCTGAACCGAGGGCCTCGTCGTCCTTGGGGGTGGGCGTCAGATTGACGATCACAAGCGCCAATCCGTGCAGCGCTACCACCAAGGCGACGTACTGAGCGAATTGATCCATAACGCAGGGATCTGACCGCCCAACGCTACGGGGTTGTAACGGTCTGTCAAACGTGCTGGTTGGGCACCTCAAGCCGAGCAACACGCTGCTCTATCGAATTGAGCCGGCTGAACGTCTCCCGGCGGTCGGCCTTGATGTCCACATGCAGCTGCTCAAGCCGTGTAGCCACGTTGTCCACACTGGCCGCCAGGCGAATCACAGCGTCCCTGCCTTCCCTGCCGCGGGAGCCAAGAGCGCCGACACCCATGGCCCCAACTGTGATGGCCGCACCTACGACGGCAGCAGCGACTTCAACCACGGCAGGGGCAAAACCTATGAGCAGCGTATCGACCCTGACCGCTGGCGCTACCTGCCCTGGCCGCGGCGCTTTTTGCGGCCCCTGGCCTTGCTCCTGACGGAGTTGCCGATGCTGGTCTTTTTGTAGGCCGCACGGGAAACGTGTTCGACCTTTGCAGTGCCAGCCTTTGACTTAGCCGCCATCAGGCAACATCCCCCTGGTCGACCACAGGCTGTGGGACATAGGGGTCAGGCGGCCACGAGGTGTAGCTGTCGCTCAAGATGAAAATCTCCAGCTGTTCAGTGGTGGTGGTTGCAGCAATGCCGCTGATCTTCAGCTCGCAAGCAAGGCGAAGATCTTGACGCCAACCTTTGATGGCAGGATCGATAACAGTGCCGTTATCAGTTTCACGAATTACCATCCAATCAGTGGGCGACAGCAAAGTTCCAGCAGTAATACGAGTTTGCTGAGTCCACTGCTCCACCAGCTGACCATGATCCTTCGGCAGGCCCGGCCCCCAGTAGAAACGCTGGTCGTAGGGCTCGGGATCTGCGGTCTCGGCGATGCCGATGGCTTTCTTCTCCTCCAGCGTGGAGAGGCGCAGCCAGTTGGCGGGGTATTGCGTGCCGTCTGGGGTCTTGAAGGGGGTGTCAACCGCGAGGGGCTGACCGTCGAGCAGGAAGGCCATGGTTAGCTCCGGTGAGGATGTGCCCGTTTCATAGGTCAGCGGGCGAGGGCGTATTTGAAGGGGGTTTCGCTGAAAGCGCAGAAAATGTAAGTGGCGCTGCTGTTGTTAAGGCCGTATCCAGTTGGAGCGCGCACCTTAAATCCGTTTGAAAGAAAATCTAAGCCCTGACCAAAATTAGTATCTTCTATGTCTGCGGTATTGGGGTAAAGAGTTGTGCTGTTGGCGTTTATGGTTCCCCTAACAGCATCAAATAAATACCAGCTAGTCGCAACCGTGCTTGATTTAATTAACACCCAGCGGGGTCTAAATCCACACCACACTGCGGGACCATCGCTGGACCCGTTGCCGACATAACTTCCGAATCTGCTAAAATTAGCGACTTCAGACCACAGGTAGTTCACATAAGTTGCGCCATTTTCGTTGCCGTACAACAGGTCTGGAGGCGTGAACTTAGTCGATGAAAAGTTGCTATAGCCGCTCCACATGCTTACGTTTCTGGCACTTGTCTTGTCTAGCCAAATGCCGTAATTGCCGCCAAGATCCTTGTGCCAGCAGCTCCAACCGTAGTCAGTACCTCCGCTGCGTTTCTTGGTAATCACGAAATCAGGTTTGACACCAAGGCTGTGATCAATCAGCCGATTGGCGCTGGTCGTGCCGTCCCCCGTATAGGTCACAATGTCAAACCCCGGCGTGGCGCTTTCATCCCAGCACCAGCCAACGTAGGTGGCGCCTGATCCGTTGTGCGAACCATCACTTCCAACAGTAAAACCATCGGCATCGAAGGAAGTAATACTGTTTGCCTGCGTAAATTCCGCACCAGTTGAGTTGGACAACAGGCTCTGCTCACGCCCTCTTACGGCATCATGCAGTCGATGGCTGTATGCCTGATTACGCGCCTTTGACCAAAGTAAATCTGTTTGGAAGCCGACACCAGTGATGCTTTGGCTGGTGCCATTCCCTGTCCAGAGAACCGTGTTGAAATACGTCCCCGGCTTCTTAATCGACGGTTCGGGCAGGTTCTGCGTGTTCAGCGCCACGAAGCCCGACGGCGGGGTGTAGGCGAAGGGGCGTTGGCCGAAGTTGACCGTTTGCGTTAAAGAGGTATAGCTTGAGTTTTTGTGAAACGGGAACCACGTTTGGTTTGATTCAAGTGACTGAGCACTTCCAACCAAAGACCCATTTAAGTAAAAACTAACTTGATTGCTATCTACATTTAACGCAACACCAATAATGTCCCCCGAAGTGAAGGACGTGGAATTGTTGGTTGTTACTGAATTGTTTGCAAAATACTGTCTACTGTCTATGTAATGACTGTACGGTGTTGAATATGATCCGGGGTCTAAGTCTCTGTTTGCCCAGCCCGCAACAGCCACCCCACAAGCATGTCCGTTGGCGCCTGAGCCTCCTGCAAACAACACCTCCCAGTACCATTTGCCAGAAGAAACGCCCATTGTTCCAAGAACGTTGGCGGGATAGGTTCCACCAAACGCTATGACTAAGTTTCCGTCACTTGGAGTAGGTGTGGATGATTTGGTAAGCGGATTCAGCGTGCAGTAATTCCCCCTGCCATTGCCGCCATCGGCGTAGGGCGTTGGGGTGTCGATCATGCTGTCGTTGCCTGCACCAGCGGTGACGCTAAAACCAGATGGCGTGAAGTTGTTGCCCAGCCCCGACGAGTCTTTGCCAAGGGTCGTTGATGTTGTACCCGAGTTGTCGCTGAAGTTGAGGTAGAACGAATTGCCGGAGTAGGTGCCTGCGTAGCGCTTCGGCTTCCAGACTCCGGTGATGGTGTCGGTCTCCCCAAAGCTGCTGGGGGTCAGGGCTTGGCCGTCGATCAGATAGGTCTCAGTGACGGACCCATCCCAGTAAGCGTAAGGACTGCCGGATGCGTAGCCAGCGCCAATCGCATGGGCGCGGGTGTCGTTGATGCCCAGGTCATTATTCTGAGCTGGATAATTCGCCGTACTCCAGCTTGTGATTTCAGTTCCGTTCACATAAGCCTTCGCACGATTAGAGGCAGTTGCCTGCGTGGTGTCTACTGCAACAACAATGTGATACCAAGCCGACGGATCCCTAAAAAGTTGCGTTGAATAAAGGGCAAATGTTCCACTGTTGAATTGCCCAAAGCGAAGTTGATTATTGCGAATTTGGATGTAGAAGAAAGTGGAATCAGAAGTTCCATTTGTGCATAGGAGGTAATACTCGCCGGTGCTTGAGTGATTGCCCAGCTTTATCCATCCGCTCCACGTTGCAATCCTCCTGCTACCTGCACTCGCCGGAGTCCTGTTGAGGTACGCCGACCCGTCAAACCGTAGGCTGCGTGAGATCTGGTAGCCGTCAGTGCCTGAGGCCAGCAGTGTGCTGCTATCAATAACGCTCATTTCACGTCACTCAGCAGACGGGCAGTGATGCGGGTGGCGGACTCGACGTAGTAGGCCAATACATCAACCGCACTGGCTGTGGTCGTCAGCGTTGGCGCTGTACCACTTGGGAACTTCCAGACGGAGTTGTAGGCCAAGGTGCGGGAGCCGGTCCCGTCTTGGGTGATCACGATCACGCCGCTCTGCCCTGCGGTTTGGTTTGTCGGGGCACCCAGGGTGCGGTTTCCGCCCAAGGTCAGCGTGTAGAAGTTGCCTAGGCTCAAGTCAACGGCAACGGTGGCAGCGTCGGTCAGGGCGACAGGTGAACCACGCTGGGCCTTGGTAAAGGATTGGGTGACGTTGAGCTTGGTGGTATTGGAATCAAACGCTTGAACATCAGTTCCAATAACAAGCTCAAGGTTGGTCCGAGCACCAGAAGCAGTAGAAGCACCAGTACCTCCGTCTGCAACTGCCAAGTCGGTGATGCCAGAAACACTTCCGCTGGTGATTGCACCTACTGCTGGTGTTGCTTGACCGGCAGTAAAGGTGATAGCACCAGTCATGGTGCCGCCTGTTTTTGGCAATGCGGCATTGGCGGTGTTGTTGGCGGTGTTCGCCAAGTCGTACGCGCTCTTGACGCTGTTTGGCGTCGCTGCCGTTGTCGTGCTGGTGCTGGCCGTGCTGTCCGTCAGCTGGACAATGTTCGGGGCAGAAGTCGTTGCAGTTGGCTGGCCCCCGGCAAACGTGATGTTGCCGGTCATCGTCCCGCCAGTCAGCTGCAGGAACGTCGTACCGTTGGCATAGGCGGATACCCAGGCGCTGCCTGTGTAGATCCGCATGTCTTGCGACGTGGTGTTGAAGTACAGCGCACCCGCCGCCAGCGGATTGCCGTCGTTATCAACCGTGGGGTTGCTGGCCTTGGCCCCCAGGTAGCGGTCGTCAAAGTTGTCGTAGGCCGCCAGCGCCGAATCCCTGGCACTTTCCGCTGCGGCCTGGGCGCTGGCAGCATTGCTGGCCGAAGTCGCGGCAGAAGCTGCCTGCGCGGTTGCAGTAGTGGCACTTGCCGCAGCTGCTGCCACCGAGGCCGCTGTTGACGTGTCAACGTAGGTCTTTGTTACCGCGTCCTGAGCAGCAGTCGGATCACCAAGCCCGGTGATCTTGTTAGCGCTCATCGCAATGGCACCGGTCATGGTGCCGCCCGTCTTGTCGAGCTTGCCGCCGATCGAAGCCGCAGCTGTCGTCGCTGTCGTGCTGGCAGCGTTGGCCGTATTGATTGCAGTAGTGGACTGCGTGATGCCAGCGTCGTTGCGGTCCTGCTGCTCCTGGACGACGTACAGGTTCTGCAGGTCAGCCGTGTTGAGGTCGCCAGCGATGAGGTTGGAGCCGTCCTGCCAAGGCACCAGCTGGCTGCTGTCAGGGGTGTCACGGATGATCGTCAGCACCTGGCTGACAGTCGGGGCCGTGGTCAGCTGGACCTGGGTGGCGCTTGACCAGGTGTAATTGGTGCCCTCAGCCAGCAGCGATGTGTAGCTGCCATCCAGAAGGCTGTACCCGAAGTAGAGCTTGACGTGCGCCTTGAGGATGTACGGGAAGGGAACGGAAAACGTGGTGGTCGACCCGTTCCCTGTGTATGTGGCGTAGGAAAGGGGCATTGGAGTGCCAGACTACTACGGGCTCGTAGCACTCATTGTGGCCGTTGACGGCGTTATGGGCTAGTCACGATTGCGGCCTTGCGTTCAGCGCTCTCAATCGACTGCATCTTCAGACGCTCTGCCCTCAGCGCCCGCATCTCAGCAGCGGCCTTGCTGTCAGAGGTTTCCATGCGCTCTCGGGCCAGGGCGGCGTAGTAGTCCCGCAACTGGGCCAGCACCCACGGGCCGGGTTGCTCCCGGTACACCGTTGCAGGCATGTCCTTTACCCGCGGGTCCGTAGTAGTTGCCGGGTTGGCTTCCCACCTCTTGAACTCAGAGCTGTTGATGACGTAGTTGCTTGCCTCAAACAACGTCTTGCCGTTTGTGGCGCGATCCAGTAGGTCGGACAGGTCAACCGGGATGCCAACGGTTTGCTCCTGGAAGCTGTTCTCGACCATGTAGTCGACCTTGCCCGGCACTCGGTACAGCGTCTTGCCTCCAAACAGCGGATGGTCGCTGTACTTCCCGCCACGGGTGAAGCCGACGTAATAGTTGAACTCCTTCTCGGCATCGCGGTCCAGGGGGACGCCGTGCATCCTGCCGGTCATCAGCTCGTCAGGCGGCTGCAGCAGTCCCAAGCGGTTGAGCGTGGAATAGACCTTGTTCTCGGCGTTCCAGTGCATCGGCACGCCCGCCGGGTACTCGTTCTTGAAGATCCAGTCGTTCCAGGGCGTGATGTTGCGGCCTAGGTAGTCGGTCTCCTTGAGCGTGGCCCCAGCCAAGGCAGACAGCATTGGGCTGAAGTTGATCAGGAACGCCTGCAGGCCCTCCCGCATCTGCTCCAACTGATCGTCGCGCCCAATCTGCTCCACCAGATAGGCGTCGCTGGGGTTGAGCTTGCGGTTGCGCTGCACGGTGTCAGCGCCCAGGCCCAGCACGCCCTCCACACTGCGCAGAGCGCCGGAGAAGGGGTTGACCTGGCCGTTGGCAATGAAGCCCGCCAGGCGCTGGAACGCTTCAGGGGTCCGCTCGGTCAGCGCCTCGCTGAGCATCTGCAGGGAACGGAAGCCGGTTTGACGCATGATCTGGCCGGTGCCGACCTGCATCAGCTGCCACCAGGTCTGCTGCATGTCCCATTTGGAGTGCATGCCAGTGACCATGGCCTCCTTGAGGTCCTTCCACAGGAACAGGGTGTTGAGGACCGGCAAACCACCCAAGTTGAGCGGGATGCCAAACACGCTGTTCTCCCGGTTGCCGGCGGTCTTCCAGGCGGCGCGTTTCTGCGCATCAAGCGGTGCGCTGCCGGTGAGCTTGCCCACCTCATTGTCGAGCGAGGCAAACATCGCCACCATGCCGCCAAACATCACCCACGCCGCCTGGGTAGCGGCCAGCAGCTGAGGGGGGATCTCCTCGCCAGCGCGGATCTTGCCAACGATGCGAGCCGTGTTGGCAATGGGCGGAGCACCAAGGCTCATGTCCCACAGCGCCTGGTTCCAAGGCGAACGCCAGAAGCTGATCAGCATGTCGCCGTAGTCGTTCTTGCGAATCGGCCGCATGGCGTCATCGGCCAACTGGCCAATGCCCCCCTGGGGCCTGTTCTGCATGCGGGCGTACTGCGAGAAGTCCCACGACTTGCGGTTGCCCGGGTCAGCCAGCACAGGCACGCCGACCTTCTCGGAAGCGATGTAGGCAGCAATCTGGTCGTTGCTGAACTCCTCCCCCAGGTCGTACTGCTTGCGGAAGTTGGCGATCTGCGCGTCGCTCGGCTCTGCCGTGTACAGCACGTCCTGCAGCTTCTGGTCGACGTACTGCCGGCGCTGAGCCCAGCTCCACTCCGGGCCCTCCTTAAAGGACTGGATGAAGAAGTCGTTGGCCCGGTCGGTCATGTAGACCCGCAAGCCGGCCCGCTGGTCCACGGCGCCCAGCATCTGCAGGGAATCGGTGATGGGCAGCCGGATCTCGCGGCCAGCCATCTTGGACAGGGCCTTCTCCTGCAGGTAGTTGGTCAGCAGCTTTTCGCTAACCAACCACTTGTCCCGGATTTGGATAGGCAGTCGCTTGGCGTCCCACGGATCCGCCAGCACCTGCTGGGCGATTTTGTACTGCTCCTCAATCGGGATGGCGCCAGTGCTGACGCCAAAGGCATCAGGGTTGCCCGCAAAGGGCGCCTCAGCATTGAAGAAACCCTTGCGCAGGGACTCCGACCACGACTGCTTGATGATCTCCTCGGCCCGCATTGCGGCCTCCGCCGCGGCCCTGGCGCCTTCAATGTTGCTTTTGAGCAGGTCGCGGTGGAATGACGTGGCCCCCTCCCGGATCAAGGGGCCGTTGCCTGCAGCCTTCTTCAGGCCTTCAGCGATGAAGACCAGCTTCTGGCTCATGTAGTTCATCACCACCTGCGTCTTGGGGGCGAAAAGGATCGAGTCCTTGTAGTAGCCCCGGGCCTGCGCCTTCCAGTCCCAGCCCTTGTCGAGCTTGGCCAGCGGGTCGATGCCATCAACCTTGGCCGCATCAATCAGCTCAGTCAGCTCCAGCTGCCCGCTGGGCCCCTTGTTGGCTGCATCAATGACCTTGGCCGCGATGCTGTCCGGGCCCACCAGGTCCGCAGGCGTGGCGGCAATCAGCTCCTCTGCGATCTGGCCAACCTCAGCCTTGGCATCAGTTCCCGTCTGCTCCCAGATGGAGCCCGGCATCTCAAGGTCCTCGCCCATCACCCGCTGCCACTGCTGCAGCAGCTGACCAGAGCGGCGCTTGGCCACCCGCAGCGAGCGGTGGGCAAACAATGCCTTGATGTAGGCATCAACGAACTCAGCCTTGGCCTCGCGGCTAGGAGGCAGGCCGGTCTCGCTGACCGCGTCAGCGATGTCCTGCATTTTGCTGATCACGTTGCTGCGCGTGATGTCGGCAAACACCTGGGCCTTGGTGCCGTTGTTGAGGATCCCGAGGAAGGGGGCCACGTTCTGGGCAATGGCCTGGCCCAGCAGGTCCTTCTTGACCGCAATGCCGGCCTCCTCAAAGGCATCAAGCAGCCGGGCCTGGAACGCCTCCTTGTCGTTAATGGCGGTCACGACGTTGAAGTCGGACGGGGAATACTTGGCCCAGTCGCCAGTCAGTGCCTGCAGCATCGAGCCCAGCTGCACTGCGCTGTCGACACCCATCCGGTCAACCATCTGGGCGAAGTTCTCAAACTCGCCGTCAGAGCCGATCGGCTTGCTGCGTGAGCCAGCGGCCCGTGCTGCCCATTCCTGCAGCCGCTCAGGGTCGACGGTCATGTCCCGCCACATCTGGTTGAAGTTGGTCTCCAGCTCCTGGCCCGTGGTGCGGTCGCGGAAAACAAAGTTCGTCGCAGGGTCGGGGTCCTCTGGGGGCCGCTGACTGTTCAGGACGTAGCGGGCCTTCTCGATGTCGCGCTTGCGCTGCTCAAGGGCCTGGATTTGTTGGAACAGGTCGTCGCAGTTAGCCATGGATCAGCAGCCTCCAGAAAGTGCTTTGGACTTGAGCGCGGCTATCTGGGCATCGAGCCCGGCCACTTCATTGGTGATTTGCATTTGGACCCCCTCGTTGTCGGTAGTCCACTTGTCGAGAAACTCCATGCGGCTGGCCTGGTCCTTTGTGACCACCTCGCTGGCCGCATTGAACTCACGCTTGCGAGCAATGTCGCCCTCGTAGACCTGACGGAAGAAGTCCTCAGCTGACGTAAAGCCATTCCCCTTCCAGTAGTTGGTGAACCGCTCCAGGAGCTGCTGCATCTTGTCGAAGGCCCGCAGCACCTTTCCGGCAACATTTGCCGTCAGCGTGTTGCCCCACGACTTGCCGTCTTTTTTGGGCAGCGCGCTGTCTAAGGCCTTTACAAACTCCTCCTGGAACAGCTTGCCGTAGGGATCACTGAACCCCTGCATCCTGATCTCTGCGTAGGTCTGGTAGGCGACTGTCATCCGCTCGATGGTCGCTATCTCCATGCGCTCGGGGATGCCGGAGTAGTCGAAGATCCGCTGCCGGCCAAAGGCGGTTTCCATCGCCTTCATCTCGCCCAAATTCATCAGGCCGAATTGCACCCGATGGAAGGCTTCGTGGTGGGCAACGCTGACCAGCTTGTCGGGCGAGGCCTCCAGCATCCCCTGGATCACGATCAGATCGTTGCTGAGCTCATAGCGCCCGCCCTGGACTGAGGGCTTGGTGCCGCCACCCCATGAGGCGCTGCGAGGCTTTCGTCCCAGGACGTCCTCAAAACCGATTGCAACGTGTTCGCCTGCAACGTCCCTGATGATCTGGTCGAGTGCGCCCTCCCAGAGCTTTTTGTCCTGTGGCGGGATGCGCAGGTCGGCGTTGCCCAGCATCAGGAACGCACGCTCTTTCTTCTGGCGAATCGGGTCAACGCTCTGCAGGACCATGCCTTCGCCGCCAAAGCCTTGATCAGCCACCTGCACGGTCATCTGCTTGCCCACCGGGGCGGCAGCTGAGCCGGTCTCGGCCTTGACCTGGGCCTTGATCTGCTGGTTGACCATCACGCCATGACGGCGCACGGCAGCCACGTCAAACCCCGCCTGCTCCAGGGCAGCAACAAGACGGCCCTCGCCGGCAGATTTCTTGCTCGCGTTGCGCAGCATGTAAGCCGCACGGTCCAGGTCGTTCGCAAACTTCAGCGAGGCGCTGCCGTAGCGCGGGGCGGACTTGCTGAGATCGGCGGGGAAAGTAAATGCCGGCGGCTTAGCCACGCGCTCTGCAGGCGCCGAATTACTGGCAAGCGCTTGGATCTTTGCCTCCAGCTCAGGCATATCCATGCCTTGCATCAGCTTTTCCCAGTTGGCCTGACCTCCTGCAAGGTCAAACCAGTCGGGAACGCCTCCGATTCGCTTAAAGATGTCTAGCCATTGCTGCTCGGTGATGCCCCACCGGCCCCTGCCGCGGTTGAACTCTCCAAGCTGACGCGCTGTCTTGGCTGGATTTGCGTTTGGATCCAGCGTGATCGACGGCGCCGGCGGCTGGTTCAGCAGTGGCGTTGATGTGTCGTACTGCCCCACGCCAAACATGTCTTGCTGGCTGGTGTTCTGCTGGCCGATCGTCCGAGCAATGCGTGCCTGCTCCAGTTGGCGCTCGGCATTGCGCCATTCCCTTGCAAGGGTGTCGTCACCGGCCTGCTCGGCCTCCACGCGCTTTTGCTTGGCGTAGGCGGCGCGCTCATCAAGGGTGACGGGATCCGGCTTGTCCCAGCCTTCCAGCATCCCGTTGGCCTTCTTCTCCTCAAAAGGCATGAGGTCGTAGCCCATGGCCTCGCGGTTGGCCCGCTCGATCTCAAACTGCCGCCGCGCATCTATCTGGGCGTACTCAGTGCCCAGACGGATCTCGTCCATGATTGCCTGCGCACCCGGGGATCCGGCCTGCAGACCATTGGCCTCAAGGTCCTTGGCAGCAACGGCAGGGTCGACCAAGGGTCGGGCTGGCAGCTCCGGGATCGAAGTGGCGCTCGGGCGGACCTCGCCGTTGGCGACGGCTTTTTGGATGACTTGGTTCTTTAATGCCTTGCGCTGGGCGTCAGTCAGGAGCTGTTGCTCGGGCGCAGCCTGCTCAACAGGAGCAACGGCCGGCGCCTCTACTGCCGCCGGAGGCATCGCCTCGGCGCCTGCTTCCAGCTGCTGGAGGATGCGCTTGACGATCGGCGCCGACTTAGCGCCATTGGCCACCTGGGCTGCCGCCTCGTTCAGCATCTGGCTGATGGGCGTGCCAGCTGCGTACTTGCTGGCGTCGAACTCACCCAGCACCGCCTGGGCAGTCCCTGCTGCATCTATCACCTGCTGGGCGTTCACCTCAGTGCCGCCCTTGTCAGCCAGCTGCTTGACGGAGCGGCCGCGGCCAACCCGCTTGAACAGGTTCTTGTTGCCAATCAACTCAGCGCGGATCTTGCCCGCCAGTTCCGCCTTGATGACGGTGGTGTCGATCTCCTCGTCGCCAAACAGGTTTTTCTGGTTGGCCTTGACCTTCGGTGCGCTGCTTGCCATCTGGGCCAGCTCGCTGAAGGCCCGGTCGGTCATGTCCCGCCCTTGGGCGAGCTGATAGACGCGGTTCATCTTTTCGCCGTCCAACCCGCTGCCACCCAGCGCCAGCGCCCGCGGCAACGACAGGTCGCCATCAATGGCTGACTGCAGCAGGTTGTCGGGGAGCTTGCTCAGCGCCAGGCCCTGGGTGCCAAGGCCAGAGCTCAGCGGGATACCGGATGCCTCCAGTTGAGCGGCGTCTTGGATGCCCGCTTCACGGATGAACTTGGCTGCGTCAAATGCAGTGCCGCCACCAGAAGCGATGTTGCTGATGGCGCCCATGGCACGGGCCTGCTCGGCAGTCCCAGCTGGCAGCTCCTCAACGCGGATGGACGGAACGCCCAACTCCTTGGCCTTGGCCAGGCGGTTGTGGCCATTGACCACAAAGGTCTGGCCATCGGTTGGATCAGTCCAGACCTGAACAACGCCCTCGGCATCGGTGCTCCACTTGGACACCCCCTGCAGGGAGTTGCCGATCTGCTGGCCCTGGGCGTTAACGCCTTGCTTGAACTGAAAGCGGCCGGGGTCGACCTGAATGGCATTGACATCAAACAGCTGCACCCCGTCGCCAGCTCGATTAGGCAGCAGCGCAATGCCTTCTTGCCCCAGGGCGTCAATGCCATCAAGCACGTCCTGGCGGGTGAACTCGCCGAAGTCACGGCCTGTGAGCTCACGAACCCGGTTGTAGAGCAGCGGGCCGTTGTCGGGGCTCGCCAGCGACATCAAGTTGGCATGAGGCACTGCGGTGGACTCCCACTGCTGCCGCATCGGCACCATCGGGTCGGCAAGGTTCTCCGCTGGCATTGCCATGAACGCGGGGTCCAGGCCCTCCACCACGTCGAACTGGCTTTGCTCCTGCAGGTGGCGCTCAACCTCCGGCAGCACAGATCCCGAGCCAGTCGCCAGCTCCTGAAGGCGCTGGTCATCCAGGCGGCTGACGCCCATGGCAACGGCATCAACCTCAGGCAGCGCCGGGTCAAACCAAGGGTCTTCGGCCGGATTGGCCTGCGGCAGCTCAGCCCCTGGGTTTTGCACAGCCCCACCGGGCGCCATGGGCTCAGACGGCACCGCAGCAGCAGCGGGCTCGCCGATCAGTTGGTCACGCGCCTGGGCCGGGGTTTGAGGCTGCGGTTCAGCTGCAGGCTGCGAAGGCTGCTGCTGGGCCTCCTCCCGGAAGCGGTATTCGCCAGGCGAAACCTCCTCCTGGATGCCGGAAGCAACGGTCTCTTGGCGGGCAGCGCGAACCTCATCAGTCAGCCGCTGCTCGCGGAGGTTGCGGGCCACGTTCGGCAGGCCGGAAAGGCCAGAGACGGCCTTGCCAAGGCCAAGGAAGCCAAGGCCAGCTGCTACCTCAGCGCCGGCGTTGGGCAGCAGGCTTTTGAGCGATGAGCTGAGGCGGTCGTCCTGCGGGGTGACGGCAAACGGGCTGTTGGGCGACACCGCGTTGGCGATGTTGCCGGACAGGTTGTTGCTGATCAGCGTCGTGATGAACGACTCGGTGCCGATACCGGCAACCCAGCGCGCCGCCTTGGCGGCAGCAGGACTGAAGAAACCAAAGGCCTGCGGGCCAACAATGCGAGAGGCGGCAACGCCACCCAAAACAGATGCCGATGCCAGAGCCGGAATGTCGCTGAACCAGGTTTTCTGGTAGGTCGACATTTCCTCCGGCAGCTTGGCGTCCATCGCCTTGGCCAGGGTGCGGTTGAACTCAACCAAGCCCCTCCCCACGGAAGTCGACGCAGGGTCAGCAGGCTTCCAGCCGTTTGTGGCGCGCTGCGCCAGGTTGACGGCAGCCAATGCCGCATCGGTTGGCATCTGCACGGCAGCGCCATGCACCACCTGCCGCTCCAGGGGCGTGCTGTAGCGAACCCTTCCCTTGGGGTCTTGGTATTGCACCGGGGCAAACATGCTTCCCGGTGCCATCAACGGCATTGAGACCGTTCCTGTTGGCCTGTAGCCGGCGTTCATTTGGCCGGCTTGCTTGAGGAAATACTTGGCCTCGTTGGCAACGCCAGCCGGGGTTAGATACCACGACCAGTGGCGACCAGCGGGCTTGGCCTTGGCTTTGGCCGCAGGCTTCTCCGGGAGAACAGGCGTCGCCTCCAGGCCCGTGATTTGCCTACGCCGCTGCTCAGGCATTGATCTCTTGCCACTCAACTGCCCCTATTCCACCGCACATGCGCGGAGTTGTCCGGGGTCGTAATTATCCCCCGAAGGTCAGCTGCTGGTGCCAGCTAGCAATTCCTGCCAGCGCTGGGTACTGATCAGCCAAAACGCGAGCTGCGACCATCGAATTGACCGTGCTTGCAGCAGATGACAGGCGCTGCCTGATCTTCAGCAGCTGTTGGTTGGACCGTGGGTCGCGGTAGTTGGGATAAAACTGCAGCTGCTGCTGAATGAAGTCGTACCCGCTTTGAGCGCCTGCATCACGCCATGCCCGCTCAAACTTGGTCGGTAAACTCTTGCCGTCTTCTGCAAGGTCGAGGATGTCGATGATGGCCGGCAAGGACAGCACCGGAGCGCCGGTGTACTGGCGCAGCAGCACCTGCCGGTTCGGGATGTCGTCCAGCTGATTGATGTCGTAGACCTTTGGCGTCGGCGCTTTTGTGTTGGGCTGCACCGGCAGTGGTTGCGGCCGCCGGGAGGGGCCACCGCTTTTGCCGCCGGGATAGAGGCTGCGGTCTAGGGCGTTGTCGTCGTTTTCTGCCTTACGCAGCTGGTAGATGGCGCCTTTGACGATCTGCTCCACCTGGGCGTCGTTGGGCTCAGTGCCGTACTTGGCCTTCCAGTCCTGAATTGCGGCATCAGCCACTGGCAAATACCGGCGATACGCCAAGGCCTTGCCAGCGTCCACGTCTTGGCGATTGGCCGTGTGAACGATTGGGTACTCCTGGGCAACATCGACCTCGATCTGACGGTTGATGGCCTTGTCCCTTGGGCCTCGCTGCGCGGCCGTCGTGCCCTGCTGCTTGGCCGCTTGCGAAATTTCGTCGTTGGAGCGGAGTAGGAACTGGGCTTTTTGCGACGGATCCAGGATTTGATTGGCTGCTGAGCGCTGGCGGTCCCTCGCTTCGCTCTCGTTGAAGTTGCCGCCCTTGGCCCCCTGTAGCCATTGGTAGAAGTCGGGAATCGCAGCCTCGTTGCTGCCGATGTAGAGGAACTTGTTGGCGTTGCCCACCACGTCAGAAGCAATCTTCTGCAGCTCGTCCAAGCCGACCCGTGAAATCTGGCGGTTTTGCTCAGAGCCGTAATAAGTCCTGATGGTTTCGTTGGCGATTGCGGCCTGCTCCGGGCCAGGCGGAACGCCGTTGAGCTTTCGGGCCAGTAGATCACGGAAGCCGTTAAGGCCCTCGGTCAGCTCTCGCGTGCGCTCAGCGGCCCCAGCGCGACCGTATTTCAACCTGGAGTCAAGGCTTTCCTGGGAATACAGCTGACCAAGTGTGTAGGTCTTGGGCTTGCCGGTTTGTGGATCGATGACAGCCTTTCCGTCGCCGCCAATCACAGGCGTGTTGGTCGGGATCCCGTCGATCAGGTCCCGCATCGACAGGTCGCCGTAGAAGTTGGTGTCGGATTGGAGAATCTTGTAAACCTCCTCGTAGCGCTTGGTCGCGCCACCCGGCAGGCCGCTGGTCAGCGCCGACTGCTGCATCACCTGGGCCAAGCGCAGCTTGAGGGCCGCGGCGTAAGCCTTTGGGTCGTTTTTCAACGCATAGACGTAGCCGTTGTATTCGATCTGTCCAGAGGCATTGGCGTTGCCAACGATCAACTGCATTTGAGCAGCCGCCTGCTTGGGCACCTGCTCATCGAGAAACTTGACGCGATCCTGGGCAACGGCATTGGCAACGCTCTCTCCAGCCTTGGTCGCTGCAGGCAGGAAGTATTTCTGGAAGCCGGGGCTGCCGCTGTCGATCCCGTATTTCTGCGTGATCTGCCGGGTGTAGTCAGCGCGAATCTTTTGCAGGGCGCCAAAGCCCTGGTCCTCCCCCAGGTAGTTGATCTCCCCGCCGCGCTGCTGGACATAGCCAGGCAGGCCCATCGCGACCTCCTGCGCCGCCAGCTTGACCATCCCCCGCTCGTACCCGATCTGCTTGTAGGGGTCGAGGAAGTTCATCAGGAATCCGGCTTGCGGATCCTTGGCGGCCACCTTGCGCGTGGCAGCAGCACGCTCCAGCTGCGCCACCTCAGTGCTCTCATCAACCTTGACTACGGCTCGCTGCTGTGCCTCGTAGGCAGCGGCTTCGCCTTGATCCATCCGCCAGTCGGCAAATACCAAGCCGGCTACTTCGGCGACGTTGACGGCGTTCTTGGTGAACGGCACTAGGGCCTCGGCCAGCTGGGCATAGCTGTTGCTGCCCTGCACATACGTCGTGCCGCCCGTGCTGACCGTCTGAACGCCCTGGGGATTGGTCATGCCAGCCGGTGCGGCCGGCTTGGCTAACTGCTGCTCAATGGGCCGCAGGAAGACATCGACAGGGCGTGCCGCCGTATTCAGCTCACCAGGTTGAAGGTTTTCAGGGCGTGCCATGGCTCGCAGTGGTTACAGGGCTTTGATCTTTGCGGCGGTGCCGAGATAGGCGTTGACGCCACCCAGCACAGAGGTGCCCGCATTGAGGGCGGACATGTTTGCTGGGGCGCTGCCGGTCATCGACGGCGGCGGCGGGGTCACCATCGTTGGCAGCGGCGGGAATGGGGCAACCGGATCGAGGTACGGCTGCTTCTCGTAGAAGGTCTGGCTGTTGTATTCGTTGAGGTAGCGGGTGATCTGAGCCAGCTGGTCGCGGTTGTACTGGCGGTCTCTCAAGCCCTGCTCAATGTTTTTGAGCGTCTTGTAGTCCCCCATCTGACGGGAGAAGTTGGCCACATAGCGATCGGACGACTTGCCTTCTTGCATGGACGCCTGGAACGCCGCAGAGGACTGCAGCGCTCTGTAGGCGAACTGCTGGATGGCGACGGCTTCCTGCATCCCGCGTTCCTGCAGCTGCTGCTGCACGGCCGCGGCGTTGATCGCGTAGCCCGTGCCGGCGCTTGCGCGGGTCTGTGCAACGCGACTGGCCTGGTCGATCTCCTTGGCGAACTCGTAGTTCCGCAGCTGCTGGGTGTAGCCGAGCTTCTGGTTGTAATCGACCGTGGTTGCCCAGTAGCTGTACTGGTTATTCAGGTTCTGCATATCTGCGTTGAACCCGGCCTGCCACTGGTTGAACTGCGTGGTGGCGTTCTGGAACGCGGTCTGGTTGAGGTACTCCTGCTGCCTGGCCTGCTCCTGGGCGTTGGCCGTCAGGAATGACAGGCCAGTCGATACGGCAGCAACGCCAAGCGATACAGGGTCAATGCTGAATGGAATCCCTCCAGTTCCAGGTGCTTGTGCCATTACGCCTCCCTCCAGAACGGGCAGAACAATGCAGAGCTCCGCCCAAATGGGCGCGGTCCTTCAACGGTAAAACCAAGATGCATTAGCCATCGAATGGCTATTCGGTTCTTGGAGTAGACGTAGTTGCCAATGGGGCGGCCAATCTCCTTGAGGCAGTAGTCAACCCATTCCCGGCCGTGCTTGCAGAGCATCCGGCGGTGGTTTTTGGTTTCCGTCAGCGCGGAAGTGCCCAGCAGCCAAATGCGATCACCGCAGACGCCAGTGATGCCAACAGGGCGGCCATCGTCTCCCTCAATGGCACGGCAGATCGTGCTCTCCAAGTAGCTCTCGATGACGGCCTCCAGGGGCTGCACGCCATGGCTGAGCATCACCTCCTCGCAGTCCTGCTGCCGCAGGTGCAAGCCAATTTCCATGGCCACCTCCTCATTGGCTTCAATCCATCTCATCGCAATGACCTCGCTTTGCCAGTGATCAAGCCCACCCACTCGCAAGTGGAGAACTTGCAGGGGTGTGGCGTGTCGTTGTGGATCTCGACCATGCAGCGCTCACCGCGGCTCATAATCGGGATGTTGAAGACGCCCTCGTAGAAGCGATTGGTGTCAGGGTCAAAGCCGGTCGGGTTGGCTGAACCCAGCGCTGAAACGCGGCTGCCAAGGACCGTGCCATCAAAGGTGTAGATGCCGATGTCACGCCCTTCAGGGATGACGTGGATCTGGAAAAACGCTGTTTCGTGGTAGCGGAGCTTGGCGTTGCGCACCTGCGTGCGCTCGACATTGGCCGCGGCCTTGCCACCGCCAATTTCCTTGTAGAGCTTGAAGCGGGTGAAGCGATAGCGGAAGTTGTATGGGGAGCCGAAGTAGATCGGCTGCGTCGACCAGTTGCCTCTGGCTGTGATGGTCGTGCCCGACGTGATCGAACCCAGCAGCACGCCGCCGTTGCCTGTGGTGCTGTAGCCAGACCAGGCTTGGATCGTTCCAGTGGCGGCAAATGGCAGCGTCCAGGTGGTCAGGTTGGTCGTTGCGCTGTAAGTGCCCGCTGCCACCCGCATGGCAGTCGGGGTCTCCGTAGTGGTGGAGATGCGCCGGTCCAGAAGCAGCGGGTAAGGCGCATTGGTGGGCGGCTCTGGCGAGCGGTCCTGAACCGGGATCTTCTCCAGGAAGATTTCGCTGCCATAGCGAACAAGGCAAAACAGCGTCTCCCTGACGCACAGCACCTGAAGAATTTCGCTGGCCCCGCTCAGCTGCCAGTAGCTCCAGCTGGACTGAGCCCGCTCAGCACCGGAGCCAGCATTGCGGATGAAGTATTTGTAGACATAGATCCGGTCTTCGTAGCCAGCGGCGCTGCTGATCGAGAACACCGCATTGCTGGTGTCGTTGACCGTCATTGCAAAGACGTTGCTGGGCACAAATGCCGAGACGTAACCGGTGAGGTCCTGCGCATCTGCTGTCAGCGCCGTGCCAGCGCCGCGGACGCTGAACTCTCGGAACATCGAGAAGTCGCCATTGGCCTGGCAGAAGACGATCCCGCCACCAGCCAGCTGGGGCCGGACGTTGATGTCGACCTCAAACTGAGTCAGCACGGTGATCTGCGCCGTGGCTGGCGTCAGCACAGTCTCCGCCGCGTTGAAGCGGAACTGGTACTGCGGCGAGAACAAGATCAACTCGTCCTGGTACGGGATGGCGTAGCGCAGAACAGACACCCGGTTGTTGCTCGCCACCACGTCAATCGGATCCGTATCAAGGACCGTCGTGACCGTTTCCGGAAAGAACTCAAAGAATTGGCGGACCCGGCTCAGGATGACGTTCTCGTCAGACAAGAAGCCAAGCCGGTTCTTGTAGATGAAGATGTCGTTGATCGGGCTCCCGATGAAGCTCGGGTCAGGCGCCGTGTCGTAGTCGCCAGCCACCCGCTCGCCCCAGGTTGGAATGGTGATCCCGCCCTGGGTGCTGCCATTGGCCGGGCCAAAGTAAAAGGTGCCGCTTGGTAGGCGCACCAGCAGGTGCGGCATGGTCGTCGCGTTGACCTGGTACTCAACGCCAGGGCTGACCGTTTCGCTCCAAACGCCTTCGCCAAACGTGCCGCTGTTTGGCTGGAACTCGACGTAGTAGCCGTCAAAGTTGTTGCCCGGATCCCCGGTGATCTCGACCTGGTAACCCTGCGGGGCAATGGTGGGCAGCTCCGTAAAGGCCTGGACCTGGCTCAGGATCGCCGTGATGTCCGCGTTGGCCCTTGCGTCTGTAGCGGCAACCGTGATGGCGCTTGAGCTCTTGAGGTGCAGCACAGAGCCGCTGCGCTCAATCGTCACGCCGGTCAGCGGCCCCGCAGCAGCGGTGTTGATCGCGGCGACCTGGACGGGGGTGGTGTCAGTGCCGCCCTGCAGGAGGCTTCTGGCCACATAAATCTTGTCCCCAGAGCGGTAGCCAGCTCCTGCGGCGTTACCGATAGCGACCGCTGTGATGACCGTTCCGTTGCCGGTCACGTTGACCGTCAGGCCCTGGCCGCCTTCGTCTGTGGTGGTGACCTGGTTGCTGACAGTCCCGTTCAGCGTTGTGGCTGAGCCCACCAGGGTCAACGCTGTTGCAGCTCCGCCGACCAAGGCGCCTCGCAGCCGGCTGGCGATCTCCGCCGAGCTGATTCGGTTCTCGGTGACAGTGGTGCCGCTTGTGACGACAGGGGCCACTGCTGTCTGCACTTGGGCCTGGGTGCTGTTGACATTGACCGTGTAGGTCTGGCCGTAGTTGGCGGCCTTGACCCAGATCAGTGCCTCATGCGCTGCAGGCCTTGCCACGGCCGGCGCAACCGCAGCGTTCATCGCAGGCACCGTCTTGGTGTTGCTGATGAAGGTGTAGTCGGCAATGGTGACGGCCCGCAGCTGCGCCTTGGCGTCCGTCACGCTGGTCAAATAGCTGTACCCATAAGGCGCGCTTACCGTTTGGGCGTTGCCGTTTAGGTCGTAGACCCTGATTAGCGAGTTGGTGACAACGGCCAGGTACTCCTCCACGTTGTCCCGCAGGATGCTGTGGATGTAGCAATCGCCAAAGTCAGTGTTGGAGACCTTGGCGATGGTCTGGGTGCAATCACGCTTGCGCAGGCCCTCCAGGATGGAAGACATGCCGTTGATCTGGATCTCTCCCTGGGAAGGGTCGCGCTGCGCATCGGGTTGCTGGCTGATGCCCTGCGCAAGATTCGGGATCGAATAGGAGTACAGGCTCATCAGAGGCGCATCCCAGAACTGATCCGGCGGGTGGCAAGCCCAGAAGCCGGCGCATAGGTCGGGAAGGGCAGGTAGCCGCGGCTGCCGGTGAGCATGTTGGGCTGGTCAACCTGCTGCTCCACGCGCTCCAGCGCTGCTTGCGCGTCGCGCTCGTCCTGGACGCTGTAGCGAATCAGCGAGTCGGCCCCCAGTACACGGCTGGCAAAGACGCGGGCGGAGCGGATGGTGACCCAGCGGTTGTAGGCCTCAGGCGCCTGGTCCCACGGCAGCAGCCAGATCACATCGGCATACAGGGAGGTGATTTCCGCCGCCAGCGTGCTGGTGCGCTTGTCGCGGTCGTACACCACCTGGCCCCGCAGCTGGAAACGCCCTGCGTAGTAGTAGGGGTCCGTGGAGAAACTCACCACGTTTGCCGGCACCGTGATCTGGTTAGTGGTGCTGTTTTTGACGAACTCGTAGTTGAACTCGCTATTCCAGCTCCAGCCTTTGATCTGGCCTTCTTTGTGGAACTCCAGCAGGGTGCGCTCTGCAATGCGCGCATCCATGATCTGCTGGTTTTCCAGCGTGCTGACCGGCTGCTCGCCAATGTTTTCCAGCAGGACGTTGACCGCATCCAACAGCGTCGTCCTGCCTGGGGTGACCGACTGATTGGCGAGTCCCATTTGACTTCTACGGCCTTGTAGCACTCATTGTGCTGGACAACGAAAAAAGGGGCCAGCATTGCCGGCCCCCTGGGGTGAACACTCCGATGAACCCCGAGAACTCAGGGAATCACGATCTTACAAGCGGACTCAGCGCGCAGCACACCCATGCCCAGAGCTTGGCGGGCAACCATAAGGTCGGCTTGGTTCTGAACCCTGTACTCGGGACCGGTCATCTGCAGGGAGGGGCTCAGCAGGGTGAGAACACCCACGGCTTCCTTGCTGAAGATCAGACCCTTGCACTTGCTCAGGTTCTGAGCGTAGTCGCTGTTGTAGTCACCAGCCTGCAGGGTGTAGTTGGCCTGGGTGACGTGGTTGGACATCAGCACAGGGATGCCAGCCACTTGCAGGACCTGACCGTTGGCAATGGTGCCATTGCCGCCACCGCCGCCGTTGAAGTCGGCGTTGATTGCACGCGAAGACTGCGAGATCAGGAAGTAGTCCTCAGGAGTGAAGACTGCATACATGCCGTCAACAGGCACGTCCTTGCCCTCAAAGGCCACGCGGGCATCGAAGATGGCGTTGACCAGGGCGTCGCCCTTGGCCTGGCGGGTGGCGCCAGCGCCGGTGTAGTCAGCGCCAAGGGTGATGGCGTTACCGGTCTTGTTGGCGTTGATCGCCTTAGCCAGGGGCTGAGTGGTGTTGCTGGCAGCCGCAAAGATCATGCGGGCAACACGCTTGTCGTACTCGTAGGCCAGGGCCCGGCCCAGCTCGGTCGTGTAGACCTGCCGGACATCGAAGTACGACATCAGCTCGTCCACCTCAAGGATTGCGGCATCCGCAACCATCAGGGCGTCAAGCGAAATGATCCGCTCGTTGAGGTCACTGGTGTTGGTTGAGCCAGTGAGCGCAGTGCCGGGCTGGTGATATTTTGCCTCCAGGCGACCGGTGATCGGGAAGGCAACGCTCTTGCCGCCGCGGATGTTGCGTTCGCGGACTTTGCCCTTGAACACAGTGGTGCGCAGGAAGCTATCGAGCACCTCAGCGGCGCCCAGCTTCAGCATCAGAGCGCGGTCGGCATCGAGGCCGGCAGCACCGGCGCCCCAGGTAGCGGCGGCGCCTTGGATTTGGCCAGTGCGATTAAGAACGGGAGCAACCATTTTTCTGGTATGCGAAGGGATTGAGTTGTTAGATCGCTCTCTCCTTCACCGTCGCAGGTTGTCCTCCTTGGAGGGCCCGCCGCTTAGGTGGCGTCTGGCAAAAAACTACACGAATAGATCACTTGCCGCCAACATCTTTGCCACCTTGGAGCGGTAAGCCTCGTCAACTTCGTACAGGCGTTGTCCGCGCTCATTGGTCTTGCCCATGGCATCAAGCACTTGCTGTTGGCTCTCAAAGCGGGATTGCTGAGGTGCATCTCCGCCCCCGTAGAGCTTGGGTTCAACAACAGCGTCTGGAGAGGCGCGTCTGGCCACCATTGCCCGCAGGGCCCACTGAATGGCCTCTTTGTTGCCGCCGTCGACCACAGCGTTGTAGTCGGCCAGCTCCTGGGCATTGAGGTTGCTGGCGGCCCACTTGCTGAGCTCGGCAAAGCCCTCGTCGCCGCCGACCATGGATTTGATCTGAGCCGTGTCTGCTTCGCTCAGGCCAGCCTGCTGCCCTGTCGATGACTGGGCCTTGGCGACATAGTTTTCCACCACCTGGCGGGGGACGTTGAAGGCTTCAGCCAGCGCGTCGTAGTGGCTGCTCACATCCTCGCCGCTGTCGGCGCGGAACATCACGTCCGCCAGGTCGACGCCTTTGCTGGCCAGGGTCTCTACGGCTTCTTGGCCATAGACCTCAACGGCCTGCTCCTGTGTGTAGCCCTCGGCCTGAGGGGGAGCTTCTTGTTCGGTTGACTGCCGCTCGGGCCGGCCCAGCTTTTTCTCCAGTTCTTGGTAGGAGCGCTCCAGGTCCTCAACGCTCTTGAACTTGCCGGCGAGCAGCTCGGGCGCCTGTTGGCCCTGCTGCTCTTTGACAAATTCCTCCAGCAGGCTTTCCTGCCCGGGCGCCACCATTCCTTCTGCCGCAGCTTCGGGAGTGGTGATCTGAGGCGCGGTTTGCGCGTTTGGGGTCGTGGTCATGCGGGTTGGTCTTCAGGGGGTTGTTCAGCCGCCATCTGCATGTCCTGCACGGTGGCGGCTGCAGTGGCGAGTTTTTGCGGGTCAGCCATGTTGGATTGCATGGCCTGCTGCGCCATGGCCATCTGCTGTTGCTGCTGGGCTTCAGCAGCCAGCTCCTCGTCGGACTTGACCAGGCCGAGGATGTCGATGCCCATGGAGTACGCCAAGCGCTTGATCAGCTCAGGCGGCTTGACGTACCGCGACAGGCCCTCGGGCCCGATGGTGTTGCCAAGCGTGGTGGTGAAGCGCACCAGCTGCTCAAGGTCGTTGCCGCGGCCCACAGCTGCCAGGCCAACGGTCATCACCGGCTTGACCAGCTCCTTGGGCATCTTCGGCACCTTGCCCTGGCGGGTCAGGATGTCGAGCTTGCGCGACACATACGGGACCTGGAACTCGGTCGTCAGGATTGAGTAGATCGAGCCCAGGCTGTTTTCGATCTGCAGCGCCTGCAGCCGCACTTCCTCAGCGGTGACCCGCTCGGCGTCCCGCATATCGGCCAGCATGAACGCCTGTGCTAGGCGCGCCTCGATCTGCTGCTTGCCCTGCATGGCAACACTCAGGTCAGAAGACTTCTGGACCTGCAGCGCCAACACGTCGTTGGGGTCGCCCGTGACGAAAGAACCGTTGGGCGCCCGGGCCAGATCGGCCGCTTTGGTGACGCCGCTGGGCTTGACCAGAAACAGCACCTTGCTGCTGGCCAATGCACCTTCTGCAATCGCCTGGCACAGCGCCTCAACGGTCTGCAGGTCAGCGATGGCAGCGCTTTCGATGTAGCCAACGCCATAGGGCTGGCCGTCGCAGCGGGTCATCCGCAGCGGCAGCCATGGGCTCACCTCTTTGGGCGCCTTGCCTTCAGTGCCGGGGATCTTCTTGCCCCGCACCTCCTGGTGCCAATAGACGTAGCCGTTCTTCCAGCAGACGTAGGTGTAGAGCTTGACGGTCTTTTCCTTGCCCTGGGCGGTCAAATGCCGCTCGTGGTCAAGGATGCCGCGCAGCTCGTCCTCCTCCTCGTACAGCAGGTCCTGGATCTTTTTGGGCAGCTGCTGGATGGCCAGCTGCTCGCAGGTCACCACCTCCAGCGGGTTGCCCATGGGGTCCCGGGAGACCACATAGCGGTTTAGATGAAAGACCCGCAGGCCCTCCGAGGAGATGTAGAGCAGGGCGTTGCCCGAAACGATCAGGTGCAGCAGCGCCTCGTGAAACACCACGCGGTCGTTGCTGGCCTCGATCTCCCGCAACACCATGCGCTCGATCTTGCTGAGCGCTTCCTCTGTCGCGGATTTCTGCTCCGGTGTGACGCCTTGCTTGGCCAGCTCGGCGTCATCCAGCGAAAAGCGGAAGAACTGCTGCGTGGGCGGCAGCAGGGCAAGCAGCATGCGGCTGGCCAGGTTCAAGACGCCGCGTGCGCCAATGCCATTCCACGGCACGGCATACGAGTCCTTGGAATTTTTGTCGGGCTCGTTGGTGTCGGGAATCAGGTACGGGATTGTCAGCCGTGCTGCAACCCGTGCGCGATCCAGGTAGTGGTCGCGGTCGCTTTCAAGCCGCCGGTAGCACTGTTCCGCTGATTCCATGGGTTACACCGAGATGTTTGCGCCAGAACCGGCGCCATAGCTGCCTGACCCCATCCGCAGGCTTGCGGTTGTGGTCTTGGCGCCCTGCTGACGGGTGTTTTTGTCGTCCACGGCGGCGGTTGGCGCCTGTTTGGCCGGCTGTCGAGCCAGGATTTGCAGCGATTCCGACACCGCAGTACCCCTGGCGCTGATGCCAGCCAGGCGCTGCCGCTGATCGGCTCCAAGCTGGGCCACCTGGGCGTTTTGCTGCTGCTCGGATTCGATTTGCTGCTTCTGCAGCGCTTGCATTTGCGCTTGCTGGGCCGCGGCGGTTGCCTCGCGCTCACGGGCCAGGCGATCCAGCTCCCGCTGGCGCTCTTGGGCGATGCGTGCCTGCCGATCACGCTCGCGCTGGGCCTCAGCGTCGATGTGCTCCTGTGGCCGTCCTCCTCCGCACATGGTCAGACTCCAATGTTGAGGCCAGTGCCAGCAGAAGCCGGCAGCGCAGCCCGACTAATCGACAGGTTGCTCTCGGGCTTCTTCTTTTTGACCGTCGCTGCAGTGGTTTTGGCCGCCTCAGGCGCCTCGGTCTGCGATGCAGAAATCGCATAGGTCGACGTTTGCTGTGCTGCAGACGCCGCTGCTGCTGCAGCTGCCTCGTTTTCGTACCGCTTTTGCAGATCAGTGGTCTCCTGGTTGGCTTTGTCGATCTGCATCTGCAGCTGGGACTGAAAATCCGACTGCTGCTTTTGCATTTGCGACTGATAAGCGCTCAGCGAGTCGCGGTTGCGCTGAATATCGGCCTCGCTAGGGCCCCGGTAGACGACCTCAGGGGCTTGAGGGGAACCGCCAATGCACATGAGAGACCTCCTAAGCAGAAAGGGTGGTGATGTTCAGCCCAGAGCCGCCGCTATTGGCGACAGGCGCCGTGGATCGGCCAATCCGCAGCGCGCCTTTGCCCTTGCTGGTGTTGATGCCACGGGCAGCGCTGCCAACACGCGGCGCCTGGGCCGTGGGCTCCGGCGGCGGCGTGCCAATCAGCGTCGCCATGCGCATGGCCGCGGCATTGTTGTTTTCGGCCTGCAACTTGGCCTGCTCAGCGACCTGTGCAGCAACACGCTCCTGATTGCGCAGCGATGCAGTCAATTCCTGCTGCTTCTGCTGCGTTCCGCTGTTCATTGACTGCTCAATCGCAGCTTTCTGCAGCTGGAACTCGTTGTTGTAGGCGCTGTAGTCCGGCATCGTGATCGTTGCCGGGCTGCCTCCTCCTGCGCACATCAGGGCACCTCCACGCCAAGCAGGCCTTGTTGCTGATCCTCCCGGTGCTTCTTCAGCCAGCGGACCACTGAGACCTGGCCGGCGCGAAACCAGACCTCCTTCTCCGTCATGTCCATGGACGGCGCCTGGTCGGGAAACTGCTCAGCCAAAAGGCCAACCACCTTCTCGTCAATGACGGGGACGTAGCCCACTCTGCGGGGTCGTAGACGTAGTAAGCGTACCCATAAAGCCAGTTCAGGCCCAGCTACCGGCGTCTGGTGAAGATCGTGATCAGCTTTTTGCTGTAAAGCGGGTCCGTTGCATACCCCTCAGCCTGCAGAAGCCGGGCGCACTCCTCGGGTGTGGTCGCTCGATTGACCCCGCGATAGCCCTTGAAGTCCTTGTACCACCGATCGCACAGGTATCGGACGGCATGACCAAGGCTCGTGAAGTCCATAAAGGTGTCAACGATCCTGACTTCCTTGCCGCCGTACACCTCGCTGGTCTTACACGGCGTTCCAGGGCCCTTCAGGCCAAACATGTTCCAGCGACCGGACGGATGAGCCCCGTAATTGCTCTCCAGGGCCCACTGAGCGGCCACAACCTGCGGAAAACGGGCGCCGTAGGCCGCGGCAGCAGCCTTCACACCCTCCCAGCTGTTGGCATACTCCCCCTCTGCCAGGGTTCGGGAGCGAAAAACTTGCAGCCACTCGGCTGATTCGTGCAATAACGCTGGATCAGCTGCTTTGATGTGTTCATACAGGAGGTTGATTCCTTCCTGCTGCTGTTGTTCAGCCCTGTACCACCGCCAACAATCACGCCATTTCTGCGGCGTGATCAGGCCGTCCTCCATCGTCATAGTGGATTAGAGCTCTACACCCTTGTAGCCATGTCAGACCTGCAGCAGCAACTGAGCGAAATGCACGAGGAGCTGATCGCTCAAGTGCTTGATGACCTTAAAAACGGTGATCGCAAGGCCCGAGCGGAAGCCATGCAGCTGCTCAAGCAGAACAACGTCACCTCCGTCGCCCAGGAAGGCAGCACGCTGCGCAAGCTGGCCGGCAAGCTCGACTTCTCCAGCATGGAAGACAAGGTGGTGCCGCTCAACCGCCAACGCGAAGCCGGCTGACCCCACCGTGGGCGCGATGGGAGGCCTTCGGCCGCCAGCCCAGCGCCAGGGCATCAATCGCAGCACCGCTTTCATCCAGCCAAGCGTCATACGCCTCCTGCTGCAGCTGGTCCGCACGCGCCCGTGCAGCCCGCTGCTGGTCTTGCGCCGCGGACTCCACAAAGAACCCACAGGCAATCGCCAGTGCATCCAAACGGTCGTCATGGCTAAGGCAGCCCTTCTCAGCGGTCAGGCGGCTGGCCTGGACAAACAGTGAGCGGCTGTAGCCGGTTTCCGGGTCTTCATCCAGCAGGCGGTAGTCCTGCTTGATGACGCGGGTGGTGACCACCAGGCGATGCTGCTGGATCAGCGGACCCAACGTGTCACACAGCCGCTGCTCCTTGCGCTGGTTGTGACGCACCTCCTCGATGGTGACGGGGTGCTCCCGCATCAGGTGCGGCTTGAGCAGCGCCGAGAACATGCCGTCGCCCATGTTGGATTCGGCGACGACGTAGTTCACGTCCCACTTCTTGGCCACCTTGGCCAGGTACTGCAGCACCTCATCGGCATAACCCAGGGTGCTGCCGCCGGATTCCAGCAGGAACAGGTTGCCGTTCAGTTCGGCCACCACCGCCCAGGCCAGTTCATCGGCGCCGCGGCCAGCAGGGTCAATCGCCAGCACACACCGCCACTGCTCACTGCGGGAAATCCAGCCGTTCTGGAAGATCGGGCGGTGGTAGAAGCGATCAGATCCCATCCCGACGCAGACCAGCTCCTGCAAACGCATGTCGGGCTGGTTCGACCACACCACCGTTTCCGGTAGTGCCGTGCCGTCGATGTCCATCACGATCAGGTCCCCCAGGCGCACGGGGAACTTGTCCAGCGTGGCCAGACGGGTGTTGAGCATGAACTGCAGCTCAAAGCTGGCCTTGGTCATGGCCGCTTTGCGTTGCAGGAGGTCTTCGTGCGAAAAACGCTCGGGATCTGTTGGCTCCCCCGTCAGGGCAGGGTCGGCTAAGACCTCAGCCTCCAGCACGGGGTCCAGATTCCCCTCATACGACTCCAGCTCCTTGGGGTACAACGCCGGCCAATAACGAGCCGAATAGCTGCGCTCCCGCACCAGCCGCAGGTAAATGCTGGTTTCGGTGTGCGGTGTCCCCAGGTACAGGATCTTCCGCGCTAACGGCTGCCCTTCATCGGGCTTGATGATCGACTGGATCTCCTCAACCGCATGCGCCACCCGCTCTTGCTTGAGCTGGGTGATCACATTGGCCAACGTCTCCACGTCATCAAGGATTGCGCAGGTACAACGCTGACCCGTGGTCTGCCCCATGATCCCCATCGAGCGCACCGATGGAGACTGCTCCACCATCGTGGGGCCCACATCAAAGGCCACGTTGGAGAACCGGTTGCTGGGCCCTGGCATCAGGCACTGCAGGATGTCCACCTCGCCAATGCAGCGCAGCATGAAGGACGAAAAGTCCGTCGCCTTCACGGCCGTGGCTGACACCACCAGGATCTTCTCGCTGGGATCCACCCGCAGCCGCCACAACGCATAAAACGACGCCAGGATCGACTTCCCCAGGCCCCGGAACGCCACCGTCAACGACCGCTCGGGGCCGTTTTGCATCCAGTCACAGACACTGATCTGCTGACGGGTGGGGCTATCCGCTAACCCCAACTCCCGCAGCAAATAACAAGTGAAGTTCGGGAAGCTGTCCCGCAAGACATCCGGTAACGGCTCCCACAGCTCCTTCACTTCTTCTTCTTGGCTGGCATCTCACATGCGCCGGCAGCCGGCTCCTCAGCAGCAGGCTGGCTAAAGCCCTCGACGTAATACCCCTCAGGCACCACACCAGCCAACGTCTCCTCCTTCACAACCGATGCACCCACTAACCCCAACTCCAACCGTTGGGTATTCGTCAGATAAGGCATAAACCCTCCATCAGCACACCGCAGTCTGCCGACAAGGGGACCGTCCAGCCAGACGAACTGGAAGACATGTCCCCTGCCCCCACCCAGTCGACCACGACCAAGCGACCAACCTGCAGGCAGGAGCAGACCAATCCTAATCCTCGTCTCCCGTCAGCCCACCAGGTGTGCGCAACATCTTCGCCCGCACACTCGGACGTAACGCCTCACCCATCACATCAATCGCTACCCGCTGCGCTTCCACCTGACTCGGATGCAACACCCGGTAAATCCGCTTCCGTGATCCGCCATGCCAGCTGTTGGTCAAACCCAGACAGCTGATCAGCCCGTCATCCAGCAACAGGTCCACCGAACTCCTCACCGTCTTCTCGCTGATCCGACAAAGATCCGCAATCGCCTTATGGCTCAGCTCTGTCGTCCCCCCACACTCCCCACGCTGGTCATGCCACGCCGCCTCCCACAACACCCCATACACCAACCCACACTCCCTCCCCAGCGCCAACGCCTCCCGGGTCAATGGACAGGACCCCGTAAGCAACACAGCCATGCAGGCGTTCCACGGAACGACAGATATAAGAAGGACGCTACACCCCCGTAGTCCAAACCCACCTCTTACCCCGATAAAACCCTGCCAACCTCCTACACAGAAGACAGATATAAGAAGGGGCCCGCGTAACCGCCCTCAACACCCCTGCCTCACCCCGCCATCACCCGCGCCCTGCCGGCCTTAACGCTGGCAATAACCCAGGGGAATAACGCTGGCAATAACCCGAAAATGGGTCGCGCGATGAACGGGGCTATTCCAGCGCGAGGAACAGCCCTTCCCCCCATGGCCCCCTGCTTTCGTCTGCTGCAGGGCCCGGCAAGTCTGCCCGCAAGTCAACCGCCTGGGGCCTGTGGTGGCCTGCTGTTGATCGGATGCGGCATCCGATGCATGCCACCAGCCGGGTCAGGCTGGCGGGGTTGCAGGGTCGACGCTGGCGGCCGCCGGGGGTGGCGCAGGGGTGGGCACTGACGCCCGCGCCCTCAGTTACCCGCAGGTGGCCAGCGGTGGGGCCAGCGATGCGGCCAGCGTGTGGGCGGCGGTGGTGGCGGGCGAGGCTGCCAGGCCATCCCCTGCCCCTTTGTAACGAATTATCAACAAACTTCCTCTGATCATCTCCGGCCCCGGAGAGATCCAGCAGACTGCAGATGTTGCCGGGGCTGCGCATGCAGCACCACGACCACCGGCAGCACATCGACAAATGGCAACCGATTTCCTGGCCTTGAGCCTGCCGGATTACCGCGCACGGCTTGAGGAGGCGACCTGTCACACCGTGCGGGCCGCCGTTGATGACGAGGGCCTGCCCTGCTGGTTCCTTGTCGATCCCTGCGGTGACGACTGCGGGGAACCGTGGCACGAATGGGCGGACCTGGTGTTCGACACCTACCCGGCCATTGAGCGCTACGAGCGCCTGCTGGGGGACTGAGCCATGCGCAGCACGGTTTCAACCGTCGCCGCCGGGCTGGTTGGCCTCTGGAGCCTGTGGGCCCTGGGGGACATGCAACGGCAGGCAATGCGCCAGCAACAGCAGGCAACACCAGCAGCGGTGACAGCGCAGGCAACGCCTACGGGGTCACAGCAGCCGATACCCGACCGCCGCGGCCTCACCTACTGGCCGGGGCCCTGAACCCATCCCGGAGGGCCTGCGGGCCTTCCCTGCTGGGCTCACCAGCAAGACCACGACCACGACCACGACCACCCATGACAACCACAACAACGACACCACAGTTCGAGCGAGTGCATGACTGCTGGCAGGCGGTGATCCTGGAGGCAGTCAAAGCATGGCGCCGGCCGTTAAGCGCGCCCTATCTGGCGCCGCTGCTAGATGGCCGCTCCTTTGTTGTCTGGGACTACTCAGACGACGCCAGGGGCTGGGACAACCAGGCGGTGACCCACCTGCTGCCAGCACTGCTAACGCAGGCCAACCGCTACGAGCGCATGAACCTGCAGGTCTCAGCGGCTGATTGCCGCTGGCTGGCTGACATGCTCCGCCGCAGCGATCTCACGATCGTGGCCCACTACCACCTGGAGGGCTAAGCAATGGCCTTCCACGTCTACGCCCACGACCAGGGCTGCATTGACTTTGTGAACAGCTTCAGGACCCGAGCGGAAGCCCGGGCCTGCATTGCAGCCATCGAGCGGGACTTTGCCGCCCATCCCAGCTGGTACGCCATGGCGTGCCCCTGGTTTGAGATCAGCAACGACCCGCCGCCGCGGGAGACCTACCAGTTCCCGGACATGTCGGGGATGGGGTGAAGACAGCCCGGAGGGGAGCGCCGCTCCCTTCCCTGCTGCCCTCAGCAGCACGACCACGACCACGACCACGACCAACCATGACCACGACCGCAACGGAACCGCTAACCAGCGCGGAGCAAAACGCCCGCGGCTGGATTGAAACGATCACAGCAGCGCACGAGGCCTACGTCTTTTGCGTTGAAGAAGACCAGGGCCGCTACCTCTCACGAGAGGCCAAGGCCTACCTCAAGGGCAGCGGATACGACGGCACCAACCACGCCGCCGTGGCTGAGCTCATCGAGGAAGACATGCGAGAGGCTCCGCTGAGCGTTGAGATCCGCGAAGGCTGGAAGGGGCCCGGCGACGGTGCCTCCCTTGAGCCGGAACAGTTCCGAATCCTGCTCACCACCGGAGGGCCTGCCCTGCGGATCAAAGGGGAGCTCAATCACCACGAGCCCAGCCGCTGCTGGCTGGAGGCGCAGGACTGGGGCACGCCCTGGATTCGCGTCTTCACCCAGCACGAATACGAACACAACGCCCTGCGCTGGTTTGCCTCGCTGTTCTGGTTTGGCGAATGATCACCGCCCGGAGCGGGTCAGCAGCTGCTGGCCCATTCCCTGCGGTGCTCATGGCACTGCATCACCCGAGGAGCTTCTATGCAAACCCTCTCCCTTCGTGATCGGGTGGCGATCGCCAAACGGTCGCCGCGTCGAATCACCATCACCGTTAGCCATGCCGTCTCCGAGCGGCTGCTAAATGCCTCCATGGATCAAGGCCGCAGCGTCTCAAACCTCTGTGCCTACCTGCTGGAAGCTGCGGCACCGGCGCAACGGTGACAACCACCTAGGGGCGGCCCTGCTGCCCCTTCCACAACCACGACCACCCACACCATGCCAAGCATTTACGCCGCGGCCCTGGTGGCTCAGCTCGCAGGTCCTAACTGCGGGCTCAACCTTGGGGCCGAGATCACACCAGGGGACGCCTGGTTCACGGGCTGCACAGTCCCGAGCGTCACCAACCCGCAGGGGGTCCGCCTATGGGAGAACCCGTTCTCGCCGGCTGGCGTGACAGCCGAGCCGGCAGGCCCAGCCCTACCGATCGGAGCGCCCTGATGACTGGACGAGCGGCGCCAGCATGGCGTCATGGGGCATCCCATCAAGAGGAGGCCTGCCGATGCTGCTAGCCATTGCCACCGGCGCCCTGTGCGCCGTTTTTATCGCTTGCATGCTGAAGGCAAGCAAAAAGCAGAAGCCGCAGCGCATCAGCCCGGAGCTGGCAGCGCTGCTGCGCATGAATCCACGGACGAGGGAGGCCAAGCTGGCTTACCTCAAGGCGCTGCAGGAATACGCCCGCAAGGGCGGTGCGGAGGACCTGAGTGGACCGCCCTAGTCAATTTGCCTGCCTGATGCGCGAGCTGCGCAACGGAACCGGTAGCGGCCAGCTGGGTTTGCTGTCGGTTGAGGTGCTGCTGCACGTTGCTGAACAACCGCGAACCATCGAGCAGCTGGTACAGCTGACGAAGGCAAGAAATGCCCACGTCAACCGGGCGGTGCTCAAGCTGACGCCCTGGTACGACAAGCAAGCCGGACAAGTGCGCATACCTGAGCTGCATCTGCTGCAGCGCAGGCGGCGAGCGCAAGCCCGCGGATACCGGATACACCTCACCTGCAAAGGGCGGGAACTCCTCGGCCGCGTAGGCTTCCCACATTCGATGTAGAGACGCTGAAAACTCGTATGACCGACCGCGCCTCAACCGCAGCACTTGCGATGTCGCTGTGCTTGCCAGGACTAGGGTGCTGGCATCATTTTGCCTTGCACTCCCTGCAAAATCCCGCCAAACCTCGTATGAGGCTTGAGGTCATGAGGGAGCAACAGCCACCACCACGACCATGGATCTGGATCAACTGGAGCGAGCTTTCGGCGTTTTCGGAACGCTGGATCCGGGCTCACTTCCCCTCCATCACGCGCAGGTATTCCTGTTCATCGCGCAGCAGGAGTCCTGCACCTACCGGGACATCGAAACCCGGTTTGGACTGAGCAACGCATCGGCCAGCCGAATCGTGAACTCCCTGGGGGAGCACGCCAACCACCGCAAAACCTGCCTAGGCCTGATTGAGGTCTTCATTGACCCAGCAGAGGGCAGGCGATACCGAGTGCGGCTCACGAAGAAAGGACTGGCCATCAAGCGGGCCATCGAAGGGCTCGCGTAACCACGACCCTCAAGCGTTCCAAGCAGAACGCCTTAAGCCATGAACGCTCCCAGCTCCTGGAAGATCACCAGGCGCGCGAGCGGCCAATGGGTACTGAACCTTGTCTACCCAGGTGGCCGCCGCAGGCAGTTGTCCTGCGACAGCAAGAAACACGCTGAGCAGCGCCTAGCAGAGGCCCTGAAGGCCATCGAGGCGCCTCCTGCGCTGACGAACGGATTCACCCTTGGGGACGCCCTGCCGTTCCTTGAGGAGCACTACGCGGGCATGGTCAGCGAGCGCACCTCCTTGGATTACACCAGGCAGGTCGTTGAGTTCCTGGGCCACCAGACTCCCGTGCAAGAGGTGGAGATCAAGGACACGCAGCGGATGATCGCCCACTTCATCCGCCGCGGGAACCAGGCCCAAACGATCAACGCCAAGCTCAGCAAGCTCCGGCAAATCCGGAGAATGGCCAAGATCCACGGTGGCGTGAAGTCACTGCCACCAATTTCCGAGAACCTGCCGGTCCACAACTTGCAGAAACGAGTGTGGAGTGACGAGGAAATGCGGCTGGCCTGCCACGACCTGCTGATGCGTGGCAAGCACCAAGAGGCCGCAATGGTGGTGTTCTTGGGCGAGATGGGCTGCCGTTTCAGCGAAGCTGCCCGGCTCAAGGGGCAAGACGTGGACCTTGAGAAGCGCACTGTGCGGTTCTTCAAGGCCGTGAAGGACAACAAAGAAGGCAACCGGGTGCTGCGCCTCACGCCAAGGGCCTTGGAGGCGATCCAGCCCTATTTGCCGCCCATGCCGCACATGCGGGTGTGGACCCTCAAGTACAAGCAGTTGGACTACCAGGTCGACAAAGCGCTGGCCCGCTGCGGCATCGACATGCCCAGGGCCATGCACGCGCTGCGGCACACGGTTGGATCAGCGCTTGGCAACGCGGGGCGCACGACGCTGGAGATCTGCGCATGGCTTGGCCATCGCAATGCCAAAACCTGCGAGCGCTACGTCCACATGAAATCAGAGGAGCTGGACCGCTGCTTTGAGGTCCTTGAAAAGAGGCAGGGCTGATCCAAGGACTGCCGTACTGTTGCCCGGCCCAGCTGGGCGCTGGGGGATTAGCTATCTGGTGAAAGCACCCGACTCATAATCGGAGTCAGGCCGGTTCGATCCCGGCATCCCCCATATTTATCCGCTCAATTCGCAGGACGACAAAACTTGCCGCAAGTTCCCGCAACTTGCCTGCAACTTGCGAGCAGATCCCTTTTGCCACAAGGGGTGTTCCGCACTCATAATCCGATCAAGCAGGCCTTACGACCTCGTAGAGCAAGTTATACACAGCGTTCCAAGGGTGCTTTAGCTGGCTCTCCGCCCCCGTAGCGAATAACTTGCCTCTGCAAGTCACTTGCGTGCAAGTTGCAAGTTTTTCGCACCCCTCAAGACGAGCAGCTCGCAAGACAGGAGAAAGACAAGCGCCGGGCGCAGGAGGCCCACGCCAGTGGGCAGCGCCGCCTGCGTGAGCTCGGCAAGGAGTCGGCCCTGCCGTATGGGCAGCGGCTGTACAGCGTCTGCCTGGAGGCCCTAGCGGGGGCGCTGGAGAGCGAGTTCGAGGACTTCCTGCTGGCCCCTGACAAGGCCCGGCCGTTCGCCGCGGCCATGCCCTACTTCGATGGCTTCAAGGGGGTGCATCACATTGCTGCAGTTGCCCTGGTGGCGACGCTCGATCAGCTCAGCCGCAAGCAGCGGATGGCCACGTTCTGCCAGAACCTGGGCAAGGCGGTGGAGGACGAGACCCGCCTGATGCGGCTGGAGAACAAAAGCCCGCTGGAGCTGCGCCGCTTGATGCGCCACGGCATGAGCCGCCGCAAGATCGCCAGCAAAGAGGTCATGACCCAGCTGGGCTGCCCGGCCCCGGCGTGGAACGACATGGCCCGGCTGCAGGTCGGGCAGTTCCTGCTGCACCACATCGACGCATCAACCGGCCTGGTGAAGGTGGTCAAGCACCGGGTCGGCAGGGGCTACCCGTTCTTCGTGCTGCCCAGCGAGGAGGCTGAGCAGTTCATCCGCGAGTGCCCGCGTGGCACCTACAAGGCCTCGCACAGCGCCATGGT